CAATTCCCTTTTGCAGTGTAAACATAATCGCCTTCCTTTATTTCTTCGATGGGAAGCCATCCTTTTGATGTTAAAATTGGAGTTTTACCCAAAAAACACGGAGGCGTCTCGCGCTCCAGACATGCACTTCCCTTCTCATAAATCAGGTGTTGCCTCGTTTTGCACCATGGCGTTGTTCTACTATCACGAATCGAAACAAACATATAGTGTGTGACTTGTGGCACTGCGTCATAGAAATCTCTACGCGCTTTGTTGTAGTAGCGTGTCGTTTCAGTTGCTACTACCATCGAAGCATATGATTCAGTCGAGACTAATGCACTCTTTACGAGGATTCGTGAATATTCTTTATCGTGTCTGACTTCGGGATTTTTCCACATTTCGTGGAGCTTTTCCATTGCAGCGTCAAAACGTTTTTGTGTTTTTCTTGCTAAAACTTCGAGACGTTTTGGCCGATAGCCTCTGTCTACGCGCTCTTTCCAAAAATCGAAAAGTGTCTTTTTTTTTCCGCGCGCTGGTGCGAAACCTCGGTCGGAAGCCAGCCGGATTTGCGTTTCGGTGCTGTAGCCTTTTTCCAACGCCTCGAGCATTAGCTGTGTGTAAAGCTCCGCAAAATTTACAGCCGGCATCGCGCTGTTATTTTCGAGCGCATAGATGATATTTTCCACCCGCGCAGCAATTTGCGCCTTAACCTCCGCAACGAACACCGCTTCGACCTTTTGAGCCGTTTTAGCGCTTCTTGCGAGATATGTGATAGTCGCATCATCTAAGTCGAGTTTCATCGCGCCTTGGCCTTCGCTGCAAATCTAGCAAAGTTTGCCTTTTCTACGCCGTCTTCCTGTTCCATTTTTTCGAGCTTGTCATAATATTTTGGGTCTTCGGCAAGATGATCCATTGCTATTTCTGCTGCAACTTGTTCATCGTTCGTATGCTCTTTTTCGACTGAAATACCTTTCGCTAGCGCCGACGAATCAAATGCGCTTTGGTCATATTTGTCAGCGCGTCCGCCGGGTAATTTTTGCGAATACGAAGCGCCGGCTTGTCTAATTTGTTCAGATATCTGCTGTATTGAGGCCATCAAAGAACCCTCCTTTTGCTTGTTTTTCAATGGGTGTTTCCCGTTCATCAAAGCCCATAACACCGCGCATTTTGTTTAAGTCTTTCAATTCGTTCGTATCAATTACGCCGTTATTTATCGCAGTTTCCCATATGCGACTAAGCTTTTCTAGGTCTTCGTCTGCAAACTCGGCGTGCGAGAAATCGCCGAAGCCGTCTTTTTCCCAAACTGTGCGCGGGTAATTATATTGAATAAGTTCAGTAACAACGTCTTGAATTAAGACTTCTTTAAGACCGTCAAGCATGCCGTCAAGAACCTTCATAAAAGTTTTTGTATGTTCTTGGCCTAAAGAGTAACTACCTCCGCCGTCGCCGCCAAACATTAGCGCAGGAATAAGCAAGGCGCGCATGATGCTTTTGTTGCAGAAATCGAGTGACTGGATGAACTCGCCGGAGTTCGAACCTTGCGGAAGCGCTTCTACCTCGTAAATTTGGCCTTTTTTGCCGGGTAATATCATCACCGAATCGTTGTGAATACGCGAAAAAACGGCGCGAGCAGCTTCATCGGCGCGAATACCAGCGCGTCTTCCCTTTATATTCCCGCCGTTGTTTATGGCAGTCGCTTTAGTTTCATCAGCTAAAGTTGTGTTCGGATCTGCATAAACTATCGTTAACGGCGTGCCTTTGCGGTCTAAAGCGACGGCTAACATTTGTAAGATAGAATCCTTAAGAACGTAAAATTTGTAGCACCGGCGTAATAAACTACGTCCGTATGGATTGCCAAATTTACCTTGCGCATCAAAAGAATAATGAACGCATTTCTGTTTAGGTATGCGAATGCTCAGGTAGCTGTAGGAGTTGTTTGTTCGTAATGGAAACGGCATATCTCCTAATTTAGCGAATGGGTCAGGTCTTGCATCTCCAGTGGGAGAAAAGCCAAAGCCAACGCCTAAAAGTCCGCCATAATATCCGAGGCCAGTTCCAAGCAACATCGGGTTCCAATTGCGCTGATATTGGAGAATCCCATCTTGCGTCAATTCTCCGGTGCGCTCGGTTTCAAACATCATCGTTGTAGGCGGCAAACTAACGAGCTTCTTGATGATAAATCCCATTTGCTCATCATTTGCCCATACCTTTTCTTGGACAGCAAAGCCCGCCCACGTTGCGGAAAGTAATTCTTTTACTGCGTTAAACCATCCACCGTTGACTTTTTTAAGCGCTTTTTTAACGAACGCAGCGACTTCTTTATTGGGATGCGAATACTCGCCAAGTCTGCCCGCTAAACACGTCGTGAGGAAGTCAATACCAGAGCCGATGGTATCGTCCGTATCTATCATGCGCTTGTACGTTTCGACACTGACAGAAGACGGATTTTGAACAAACTTATACATGGTAGAAAACAACGCAGGGATGGTTGTTCCGCGTTGATTTTCTAGGTCTTCAAAGCTTTTTATCTCAGCTTCGCGAGCGTAGAGCATCTGGTCTAGCTCTTGATTTTCATAGTCTGCATTGTATTCTGTCATCGTTTAATCCCTTTATAGCGCATAAACAATGCGACTTTATCATGTTCTATTTGTTGTTTACACTAACGTCGTAATCACGGCGAAATTCTTCCCAAGTTCTTTGGTCATTATATACACCATGCGCAACTTTAAATTCATGGTAAACGGCGTCGGATAAATCAGGCAAAACATCTGAGCGAAGTTCTATTGAGTTTAAAGCAAAAACCCATCGCATCGTTTTTTGGTCGAGATATTGCCACATATGCGATTCGAGCCCACCATAAAGCGCGGTCGGCTCTTGCAGGCCTCCGATAGCCCGGAGCCAGCCGCAGGCAAAGAGGCAAATCGAATTAACAACTGGACGCGGATTTATTATTAACTCGCCTTCTAATGTATGTCCCGCAAATTGCGAGAGGCTCACTGTGTTAAAACATGACACCCACACGTTTGCTATATTTTCCGCATGTTTCAACAACTCCAAATCGAAGTGCCTCGTAGCAGGCAAAACATCGGGGTCGACAGCGAGCATATGCGTTGTTTTGACTTCCTCAAGAAGTCGATTATATCCGCGATGAAGTCCCATGTTAAAACCTTCATCAAACAATATGTAGCCATATTTGCCAATGTTTTCTCTGAGCCACACGGACGATTCTTCGCTGTAATGATTGTCTAAAACAAGCCATTTGTCGCTATGTTTTAATGCGCTGACCATGTCGAACGTGCGCTGCATAGTCGGAACGTTTGCGAAGCCTATGGTGCATACGGTTAAGTCTATCATTTACCTCTCCCACCTTGCAGGAATGCCGACGGCAGTTACATTTGCAGGAACGTCTTTTGTCACGACTGAGCCAGCGCCAACAATGACAAGTTCTCCTATTTTTAGCTTTTCCAATATCTGAGCGCCGGTGCCGATTAGACACGTGCTGCCAATTGTCACATCACCCGAAATATTTGCACCTGGATTAATGGTTGACAAAATGCCAATTTTTGCGCCGTGTCCGATTGTGGTATTTATGTTTACAAGTGCAAGTGCGCCAATGTGAACCTTTGGCATAATAACAGCGCCAGCTTGAATAACAGCGCCTTTGCCGATGTGCGCGGTGGGCGAAACTTTGGCATAAGGCGAAATGAGAGTCACAAATTCATCTTTTTTCTCAAGCTCGAATATGTGCTGCATGAATATTTCTTTGACCTTCGGAGTGCCTACAGCCATCACAAGACCGTCATAGTCTATCTCTAAAAGTTCTTTTAATTTGTCTTCGGTTGTTAGCCTTGCAACAACTAAATGACCTAACTCTTCGGCGAGCTCTTGTATTTCGTCCGTGTGTCCGCTGTCGCCAAGCAATACGAGTCTCATAGCCTACCTCCGATGTGTTTAAATATTTCGACAATTTCAGGATTATGCATAGGCAAACATAGGCCACGTTTGCACAACTCTGAGTGTGGTGTAACCGCTGTGTCCCAATAATAATTGCGCGACTCAACACCCATGGATGCGAATGCGCTTTGAGTGACTTGCCATGGCCTTCGAGGTGCTATCCAAAAGGTTTGTCTTGAAGCTATATGCTGTATGTTAAACTCTTCACATAATCGCACCATTTCGCGCTCTGTTTCTTCCCTTCGCGCGTATTCTTTGCCGAAATTTTCCCAGCTTGCAAAAGCTCCGGCTGCGCCAAACTCGCTTAGTTTGCCGTTCGTGGCATTAACATCTTCGCAGTGCCTATTGCCTTCCGCGTCTATGACAATGCCAAATGCCACGCTCTTTTCAAATTCGTCTCGGTCTTGTTTATTATTGAAAGCAACAAATGCGCCTTCGCCGCCCGCTGGCCATATTTTCGTCGCATGCAGCGAAATAACTACAGCAAACGCGCCATTTGCTAGCCATTCGCGTGCAATATGCATTGAAGGCGATGCACATGCAGCAGCGTCGACAATTGTCGGAATTTCGCATTGTTTAACGAGATTAGGCGTCAAATTACCGAAAGGAATTGTGATTATTTGAGCCTGCGCGAGTCCTGCTTGTTTTTTGCTTACTTGTGCACATCGCCCTAGCGTCGGCCCTGAGAAATCAGGCTCTAAATACGTATTCTCAAAGTCACTCACACCTAAATTTGTGGCAGGAAATGTGAAGCTAGGGCGAACCCATTTAAACGCGCCTAGGCTGCGCTGTAGCTGCGTTAAAGCGATGGTAGCATTAGCACACGTCGCTACAGGGAAGCCTATAATTTGCTCAAGCAAAGCGCACAAAGCTCGCTCGTTCGGCCCCTTATTTGTGTAAATCCCGTTACAGTTTGCCATGTGTTTGCCGAATATCTTCCAATCAAACTCTGTCGTTTTTATAAATGGTATCATCCGAATTGCCTCGTTATTGTTGCAAACTGTCCAGAAATACCGCGCCCTAGCTGTGCTCTTCCTGCCATTGGCGGCATTAATTTGTAAAGCGCGTATCCCAAAGCGTCACTCGCATGCGTTAAATTGACATCGCCATCGCCCGAAACTTTGCCGTTTTTCCACACAACTTTTCGAAGGTCATCATGCAAATATGGACAAGAATTTGAATCATATTTTAGCACAATGTCACCTGCGCCGTCTTTTAAAAGTCTGCAAACATTTTCGACTCTATCTTTTACCAATGGGTTTGCTTGGTCAACGTCTATCGAAAAAGACACGCCAGCATCGCTTAAAACCTCAGCTATTTGGTTGTAATCTGTCGAACCGGCGTTCGAAGTTGTGCCTCTGTTTCCGCTCGCATCGCCAAAAATTCTCAAATGATAATCACCGTATTTTTTCGCCAGCCGTCTAGCTAACTCTGTCGTCGGCATTTCGAGCCCTGAGATTTCATCGAAAACATGTGCAACGCCTTGGCTGTCAATTTGCCCAACTACCCAAACACATGGTGCCGGCGAGTAGTTGAAATCCATTCCAACAAAAAGCTCGTATTCCGACGGCTCATAATTTTCGTCGTAGTTATCCGTGTCCGCTGTGTAATATGCGCGACCTGAAAGCACAGAAACGAACTCGGCATCTAATTCCTGCGCTGCCATTTGTGGAGAATACGCGCGGCGCATGTTGTCATAAAACTCCTGCGAAAGAATCCCAGCCTCAACCATTTGAATAGTTTTAGCTCGAGCATAACCGAAATTTACGCCGTCACCATCGCGGTAGAAACGCTTCCAGCACCAATCTTCGCCGGCTGTTGTAGTGGTTACCAATGTTTTTTGAAATCCTTTTGTTTCGCGCATACGCGACAAAACAACGTCGTGCGTTTCTTGCGGAGTGTCGCGCGTTTCGTCTAGCCACGCCCATGAGATATTAAGACCGCGAAGTGCATTGGAATCGCTCATAACTCGCGTAAAAGCATGCGCTACTTTATCGCCTATGCGAACCGATAGAATGTTTTCGTACGACTTAAAAAGACGCGCATTTTTCCACGGCGGTTTACGGTCGACAACGTATTGTAAACCGTATTTATCTAGCTGCAAAAACAACTCCGCAAGAGTCGCCTGCGAAAGCTGATTGTACGTATTCGCACCTATAAGGCCTGTTTTCTCTGGATGCTCTATGAACATCTTTATTGCAAAATGAGCACCTGTAAAAGTTTTCCCGGTCGCAATCGCTGCTAAAAGCGCGAAATGACTACACTTTGTTGATATCGCTTCCATTTGCCACGGCAGTAATTCGACCTTATGCCTATTTTGTGGGCAGTTTTCCAAATTCGAGAGAGCTTTGCGCACGTTGTTTCTCATTTTCTCTCGCCTCAAGTTCTTCGATGCACGTCGGTTTTTGTGGCTCTTTTAGTGAAAATTCAATGGTAGGTGCGTCGGTTTTTGAAGCAGTTATTTCTACTTTGTCCGTAGTTTTCCAGCCTTCTCGCGTCTTGAACCAGAACATCATTAAGCTGGCATCGCCTTTTCTTGTCGGCTTGTCGTTGTCGTCAACAGGAAAAGCCTGCTCGAACATGCATGACATTGCTCTCTTTTTGCGAGCGGCTTTACCTTTAGCGCATGCTGCGGCAAATATTTCGGACTCGTTGCGCCAGCGCTGAACTGTCACATGCGAAACTCCGAATTCATCGGCTAACGATGCGTAACTATAGCCGATGGCCATCAATGCCGCAGCAGTCTCACACTGTGCCTCCGATGGAAGTGGCACTTCAGGCCGTCCGACTTTTCCGAAGTCGTTGTCTTTTTTCATTCGCGCACGTTCGTTTGTCATGCTCACCTAATTTAATCTATGAA